GTTTTGTAGGCTATAAGGCTTTATATAATAGAGTAGGTAATTGTATTACTGTTCATGGATTTTTTCAGATACCTGATGGTCAAGCTTCGGGAGTTTTAACAAATGACTTAGCTGTTCCCATAAGATCTTTATTCAACCCAATAACTAAAGCATATGGAACAGGCACTATTACAAATTCGGCCCAAAACTTTCTAGGGTCTGTTAGGATAGGCCAAACGAATGATACAGACTACGTACAATTTACATTTTGTCCAATTATTGGAGATGACTTCACAGGAGGCGGACCATTCAATGTAGAATTTTCATACCAATATATTATAGAGGGGTAAAAATAAATTATGAATCAACAAGAAATAGAATTACTAAAAAGTATGCTTGCAGTGTATAACACACTAAATGCAGAGTTTGATAAGATAGAAATGCAACTAAAAGATCTACAAGAAAAAAGAGATAGTTTATTTTCAAACCTAGAAGAGCTAAGAGTAAATGAAAATAACTTCTTAGCTCAGCTATCTGAAAAATACGGCTCTGATGCAGTTTCTGTAGATAGTCTAGCAAAATTATTAACATGAAAAAGATATTTGAAAACTTAACACATCCCAGGGTTTTAACTTCAACTATGCTTTTAGTTGTTGTTGTTTTAATCATGATGAATTTGCAACAATGTTATTCATCAAATGATTTAAAGAAGCAACACAAGAAAGAAGTTACTAGGCTTAAAAATAACCAACTAGCATTACAGGATACTATTGTAAACTATAAGGATGAGAATGGTATGATGAAAGCTTCTATTAGAGGCTACGAACTTAACTTAGATGAATTAGCAGAAGATCTAGAATTTGAAAAGTCTAAGCCGCCTAAGACTGTAGTAGAATACAGAACAATAGTACAAGAGAAAATAGTCGAAGTGCCGACGACAATTGTTAAAAATGATACTGTTACAATTATAGATGGTGTGCAATATGATTCATCAATCGTTATAAATGCAGATACTACATTCGAATCAAGCTCAAGATCTGTAACTGTAACCACGCCGTTTAGACTCGATTCTAATGGAATAGACTTTGCATCAAGCACAATTGATTTAGAACAAAATATTTGGCTAAAGGCATCTGTATTGCAAGATCGCAAAACTAGAGAAGTTTGGGTTGATTTAGAAACTGATTATCCAGGAATCACATTTAATGATGCTAAGGGTGTTTTAGTTATGGAGGATGAAAACCTTAGAAAGTTTAGAATGCAGAATAGAAAAAACTTAGGATTTGGTGTTAATGTCGGAGCGTTCTATGATCCATTTAGTAATAAATTTGTGCCAGGCATTGGTATTGGATTAAATTTCAGCCCAAGATGGCTACAATTTTAAAAGATAAATAACCTAATGGAGTCGTCTAGATTTTTTCAATTAACAAATGATATATTAGTAGAATACGTTTATGCTGATCAAAGCAATCCTACAACGTTTAATACTGCTGATTTTCCCATTGAGATAATGAGGGACTTGCATACTAATGGCTCTTATTTCTTCAATACTGATACTGTTGCTGCAACTATGGGCAACCACACAGATATCTCTGCTGTATCAATAAACGCAGCAAGAACCGAATATGTTTCACTCAATACAAGTGTTGGTGTTCCATATAATGATGTTGATCCTAAGCTTACTAATAGTAATCAATTACCACAGACTTTTTCACCAGATTTAGATATAGTTTACGAAAGGGTCAAAATACACTTTGCTTCTGGATTTAATTTTGACAATTTTGATGGAATAGTTTTTGAAATACTTGCTAACAGAAGAGACCAGGTTGTAATTAATCTTGCATCAATAAATTTTTATAGAACAGATACTCCAGGATTTAATCCAGATCCATTTCTTTTAACAGGTAGGCTTTATACAACATTTATTGAATTTAGAGTTCCAGCTCTATTCAATATGATTAATAACTTCAGATCAAATAATCCAAATTTGCTTAGTTATAAATTGACGGATGGTAAGGGCTTTGATTCAACTTCACCTATAACTATTAGAGCTGCTGGAATAAACACTACAACTACAGACAATAGTTTTGATTTCTATGAAATGCGTGAAATCAATGCATACCCATTTTTGAATAGAGACGTCTTTGATAACTTAAGTGCAAGTGTAGTTGAATCTTCAGCTGGTGATTATTTTGAACTTACTGGACTAGTAACTAATTCATCTCTTTCTAATTTCATAGCACAGCTGAATACTACCGGTGGAGATTATATTGCAATACATGAAATAGAAGTAAGTGAGCAAATAGGAACTAGCTTTGTGAAGACTTCAGCTCAGATGTTTACACAACTTTCTGATTTTGATGATCCACAGTTATTTAGACCGATCATATTAAATAGTGCAATAGCTGTTTCGTTTGCTATAAATTACACACTTCGTCTTTTTAACAGGGCAGACAGCACACAAATTATTAAGAAGGCACGCTTAACTTCATTTGATCCTAAGAAATATGGTAGAAGGCTTAATAAGATAAACCTCGGAACTGTTCCGACTGTAGCTAAAGTATACAATCAAATCGAACCCGATAATGGCAAACAAATAGTGCTTGGTGGATCTGGTTCAACTGGATTAGCCTCAGACGTATTTGCTGGTAATGTAGTCATAAGAAATAGATACGTAACTACGTTTAGAGATCGTATTAATGTCGTGGCTTCAATGGCACCTACACAAGTAGAAACTATTACTGAAGAGGACCAAGGCGTTGTACAAAACTCGTTATCAGAAACAAATACAAATAATACAACTACTTAAATGGCTGAGATTAGAACTAACATACCATTGACTCCTAGACAAGCTGTTACTTATAAAAAGTTAAAAAATTTGTCAACAGATTCTGAGCCATTGCCACAAGGTGATGGTATTATACGCATTTCTCCTTTTGATGATTACGTTTCTTTCACATTATACGAAAAAAGAGATGGCGAGAATGTTCCAATTGATTTGTCTAATGTAGGATCTTTATACATTAGCTTTATTGGTGAGAATGATGAAATAAGGATTAAGAACTTTACTAATGCACAGGAGATAGACTATGCAGGTGGTCAGGTTGTATTTAGAATTGATACGGAATCAAGCAAACGAATACTAGAATTAGATAACGATAACTTTTATATTTCTTCTGTTTATGAAGATCCAAATGGAGATTCAGACGAAAGTGTTCTATATACCGGTAAATTCCTATCAATTACAGATGCGGCAGAGCAATCTCTCACATCTCAAATCAATGAATTGAATTTACAATACACAAAAGAGATCGACACTTTACAGACAGAGAATGCTGCGTTGAGAAAGAAGGTAGAAGAGCTATCGCAAACTGTATCACAGCTAGAATCATCGCTTGGAAATTTAACTTCAGATAATAACCAGTTAGCTAACGAACTTAATGAGTTTGCAAAAAATAGTCCAAACTTCAGGGCTGCTAAGTTACAAAAACAGGCTGCACAAAACGTGGCTATAGCTGATCAAAATAGAAAGCAAGCACAAACTGCCGGATTGTTGCAAGAACAGACTAAGGGTAAACCTACGAAGAAAAGAGCAGAAATTTTATCTAAAGGTCTAGAAAAATATTCATAATAGATGTTTTTAAGTGCAAGAAATAATCAATTTAAGTTTGATTTGCCAAGAAACTTTGTGCCACCAGATCTAGTTAAGAAGTATAAGCCATTTCTGAACAAGATTCCCGGCAGTTTAATTACTGAACCTATTGATGCAATAAATTATGGTATTCAGTCTATAAATTTGCCTGGACCTGCCTTTGATCCAGTTTCACAAATAGATTATCCAGGCTTTACTAGAAAATTTAGAAGTGCAGCACCGACACAAGAGCTGTTTGACAAAACGATGACAATAACAATGCAATCGTTTGATGGCTTTTTAAATTATTGGTTAATGCTTGAGATATTTCAGCATTACTATGGTCTTGGTGGTAATAGAAATCAATTCTTGCCAGAAGGTACTGGATTACAGATATATGATGGTGAGGGTAACATTTTTGTAACTATTAAACTCAAGGAGATGATCATGTCAGGTATGTCAGCGCTTGACCTAAACTTTTCATCAAATACTATTGAGTTCCAGACCTTTGACGTAAACTTCTCATATAACATATTTGAAGTTGAAGTTAATATCGCGTAAATATATAAACTATGAAAACATTTAAAGATTTTAAACAAGAAGGAACAGATAATCTCTTCGAATCAGCTATGGCAGAGCAACTAACACCAGAGCAAGAAAAAGCTATTGACGAAGTAGTTGATAGAATCTTAGAGGGTGATGCTAACGGTGAAGATTTAGAAAAGATAATGCAAGAAATAGTTAATGAAGGTATTATTGGATCTATATTTGGTGGCCTTACTGGTTTTGCACTTGGAAAAACAATTGGGAAAACAATTGCTAAAGTGCTTGGGATTAATAAGGGGATTTTATATGATATGCTAACAAGTAGACTAGTGGGTGCGGCCTTAGGTTCTGCTATTGGCAAAAAGATATAATATGCCACAAACGATAGTCGGAATCGACTTTAGTTTAAATAGTCCAGGAATCTGTATAAAAGAAGAAGACTATTATACTTTTGTTTCCTTTTTTAATTTTGAGGGTAGATCCTTTGATGACAAACGAATACCAAAGAGATTTAATAATCATCTTGAATTGCAAAATATAGAAGGTGTGATCACAGTGCCTTATAATAGAGTAGTAAAATCAAAAGATTACATTGAAAGAGAACGGCAGAAGATAGAAGATGCCCAGTCTATAGCTAATCATATAACATCATTTATTTGGAATTGGACGGGATCATCAGAAATAAAAATCTGTATAGAGGGATTCTCTTATGGTTCTAAAGGAAACTCTTTTATAGATATGGTCGGCTATAATTGGTTGCTTAGATCAGAAATAGTAAAAAGATTTGGATCAGAGAGTCTTCATATTTACACTCCTTCATTAGTTAAAAAAACTGCTGGAAAGGGGAACGCTAATAAAGAGTTTATGTTCGAGTCTTTTAAAAGCAACATATTAGAAGACGATCTTTTAGCGGACAATAATTTCTTTAAATATACATGTTCTAAGGAGAAATTAGAAAAGCCTTTGGATGACCTAATTGATTCTTATTTTATAGTAAAAACCCACGAGTTGAGCTCTTAGTACTTAAAGATCTTATCTCAACGGAGAATCAGGTAATAGTTATAATGCACTTATGGAAAAAAGTTTCAAAATAAATGCAATTTGTAGTAATATTTTTTTAAAAAAAGACAGATTGCCAGCACTTTCTAATTATGTTTATGCATACCAGAAAGAAGCACACCTTTATCCACCATACTCTGGAGAGGTTCTTTCATTAGGAGAAGATATAGATGACGAAGACCTAGAAGTTGGATGCAGAGTTACATTTAATGATATGGCTGGTGAAGAAATTCAATATGAAGGTGAGACATATCTGTTGATAAGATATCATAATGTTACGTCAGTGATTGGTAAAGATGTAAAAATTGCGTAAACATTTGCCAAACTAGATATATAATATGTGATATTAATTATCACGGAAGGCATTAAACAGGCAAGTATTTTGGCAATTCCCGGGCAACCAGAAGGCAGGTTTGTTTATGTCTATTTTTAACAATTTAAAAAAGGCAATAAAATGGCAAACGAATTTGATATTTTTAATCTGTCTGCAAAGGATTTAAAAGCAGACGAAGGGACCAAGAAATCAGGGTCCGATCTCTATACTCCAAAAGCCGATCAAGGCAAGGATGGAGTTTATCGTGCATTGATACGATTTTTACCAAACTTAAAGAATCCACGCAAACCAATGGTGCGAAAGTACATTTATTGGTTAGACGATCCTACTACTGGAAAGGGATTCTTCGCAGATTCTCCTTCAACTGTCGGAGAACGATGCCCAGTTCAAGACATGTTTTTTAAACTACGTAACTCTGAGTCTGCTGTAGATAAGAAAATGTCTGAAGCACTCAAGCGTCGCGAAGTACATTACGGTTTAGTACAAATTGTAAAGGATCCACAGAATCCTGATCTAGAAGGGCAAATCAAGATCTTCAAGTTTGGTTACAAAATCAAAACTAAGATTGACGAGGAGTTAAATCCACAGTTTGACGAACCTACACAAATTTTTGATCCATTTGAAGGTAAGAACTTTGAGTTAGTTATTTCTAAGAAAGGCGGATATCCTAGCTATGATAGCTGTAAGTTTCAAGGAACTAAATCAGCAATGACTCTTAACGGTGAAACTGTTACCGATACCGATGAATCTAGAAAGGCTATTGTAGATTATCTACAAGCTGGACCAGACCTATCTAATTTCGAATATCAACCATGGGACGAAGACTTGAGAGGGCGTGTTATGAATGTTCTATCACAATTCTCATCACCTGGCGAGTCTATTGGTACTCTTACCACACAGACCGCACCTACTACAGCTTCCCCAGTTGCAGGCTCAGCCGCCACAAATTCAGCTCCCGAACCGGCACCTGCTGCTGAAGCAAAGCCTGAAGTTAAGGCTAACGATGATTTAGATGACTTCTTGAATGGTCTAGACCTCTAATGTCAGCTGATTCTAAAATACGAGCCCGGGTAATCGAAAAGGTTACCCGGGTTATTCGTATGAATCATACTGAATATGAAAAGAAGCAAGCAGTACAAGGTCGGGATAGACTAAATTTTGCTTGTCCATATTGTGGAGATTCTACGAATGATCCTCGAAAGAAAAGAGGAAACATATATTGGGCAGATCTATTTTTTCATTGTTACAACTGCAATCAGCATAAGAATGTAGATGAGTTTCTTCGTGATTTCAACGAAAGTCTTGAAGGTGAAGAACGTGTTACCCTTATAAATTCAATAAAAGAATCAAGAAAGAAGTTTAGTAAGATTGAAAACCTAGACTTTTATCTCTTTGAAAAGCTAGATGAACTAGCACTTGATTTTAATATAATATCAGATTTCTTTGGTTGCAATCCTATAAACGAAGTCTCTGCTAGGGCATATCCTTACCTAAAATCAAGATTGTTGCATCACAAGCTAAACAATTTTGGATATAACCCTAGAACACAAGACTTGTATGTTTTTAATTTCAACAGATCTGGTAAAATTATAGGATTTCAAGTAAGGTCTTTATCAGGAAGGGGCCCTAAATATAGGACATATAACATAGAAAAGATTTACGACAGAATCTCTAAGCCACTAAATCTAGATGAAGAAGAGATAGCTGCACTAAATAAAATATCTATGATATTTGGCTCAATGGTTTCTAACTTTTCAGATACTCTAACTATCTTTGAAGGACCGATTGATGCAATGTTTATGCGCAACTCCATAGGTCTGACTGGTGTTAAGAAAAAGGTCATGGATTTTGGAGAGATACAGAATGTAAGATATTTCTTTGATAGTGATATTGAAGGAAAGCGAAAGATGCTTGAAAAACTCAGAGAAGGAAAGACTGTCTTCATGTGGAAAAAGTTCTTTGATGATCATAGAATCAATCCAAAGATTGTTAAGGATTTAAACGATTTAGTCAAATACGAATATAAGTATAAGAAAGGTTGTCTCAAAAACTTAGACGACTATTTTACAAACAACTCATTAGATGCAATATACATATGAAAAAGTTTAGTGAATTTTTGTTAGAGACTAACGATTTTTATAATGAGTTTGAAGCCAGATCTAAAAGGCTTAAATTGTTTGTAGACTTCAAACCATCTGAATACGATCACTCAAAAAAGAGTATTGAAATAGAGAAACCAAAAAAGAAATTTAAGCCAACAACCTCAACATTTACAAAAAAATCTGATAAAAGCATATTTTAATGGCATACGATGATCAACAGATAGCAAATGATAACCAACAGTTATCTCAACGTTTAGAAGAAGACCGAGCCCTTTGGGCAGATAGAATAAAAGGAATAGTCAGAGACACTAAGCAAATGAATAAACTCGCTGATGTCCAGGTTAGCATGCTATCGTTTAGACAGATGCTGATAGACAAAACCGTAGAATTCAAAAATATTTTATATAGAAGAAAGTCTTCATGGGACAAATACTTCAAGGTAAAATATAGAGAATATTCGATAAATTATGATGTAAAACTTAATTCATCGGAGAAGGCTTCATTTATAAAAGCAGATCTTAGTGCTTTAAAGACACAGATAAATATGATTGAAACCCATATTGAATATTATGGCGAATGCATAAGGACTTTAGACAATATGGCCTTTGCAATACGCAATAGAATAAAACTTAACGAAGACGATTTTTAATGCATCTGGAGTTAACTCAAGATAAGAGATTTTTACAAATAAAGGCCTGTACTGAACTGGAATACGATCAGTTAAAGTCGAGTCTCACTAAAAGAATTGATGGTTGGAGATTTCATCCGTTAGTTAAAAGACGTGTGTGGGATGGAACTATAACATACGTAAAGGGAAATAAGATACCGGCCGGACTTTGGAAAGAGGTA